GCCAACTACTTGCGTTCTGACTGGTCCATTAGCTGGGAGTAACTCTTTATAAGCGAGAGCCTGAAACTGTGTAACAGCTTCAGCCAAAACCGGATGAGTCGCCCCCGAGGCACCTTGAAATGGTTCCGTTCGCATGTCATATTTAAATCCTAACAGGTCTAAACCTTTTGCGTAAGATTGTTCCCAATCTTTTCTAGAAGCATTATAGTCGTTATAGTTCTGTGTCAAGGTAGAACCTAACTCTCCTAAAATTTCATCTGTTAAAAATTCTGCTAAATTTGCGTAATGTTCATCACCACCTTCTGGTGATGCTGCGTTTGGATCAAAGTCAACTGTTACTGATCCGTCTTCTGCTTCTTCTATTTCAACTGGACCTTTTTGTTGTTGCTCTTCAATAGCAACTTCTTGAATTTTTTCTGTTAGCTCTTCTTCGCCAGGAATTGTAACACTACCCCTTGGACCTTGAGTCAGGGACTTGTCTATTTTGTCTGCCATTTATTTTCTCCAATTTGACTGTTTTAACAGTATTATAATTAATATTCAACCCCTGTGGTGTTGGCCCTGATTTGGGTGGCAACAGATGGGTTTTAGGGTAGCTTTGCAATTTGTCCCGCGTATTTGCCATACACTGGTCCTCCTTTTTGAAATCTTGGTAATAGATCTTTATCTAAATAATTCGTAAATATCTTTCTATCAGTTTCATCAGTGATAATATTATTTATAATATCTAAATAATCTACACCTAGTTTTAATTTTTCGCCAGGCACTACACCGTCTTCAGTTTTAATTTCTCCAACAGAACCTTCAACAAAACCTGCTTCTTTTCCAGGAGCATACAAAGACACCTCTCCGGTATCTGTATTAAACAATGCACCATGTAGTCCACCTTTGCTCATTCTTTTTAAATCAACTGCATTAGGACTTTCTTCAATAAATTTTTTAGCATCAAACTCTGCCTTAGCAATAACATCCATAATTTTATTATTTAAAGATTCTATTGTTTTAATATCTTTTTTATTTGTAACCGGACCTTTACCTTCGTATTGATCAACTAACGGTGCTAATTCTTTGTATAATTTTTTAAGTTCACCAATTTTAGTTTTATAAAATTTATTAACTTCAGTGCTTTGAAAAACTAAATCGTTTTTATCAAACAACTTATCTTTGTTTCTATAAATCCAATCGATCTGTCTAGTTTTTTGTAAGGTGTTATTTTTGCCAAATTTTTTTGTAAAAAATTCTACAGGAAAAGGATGACCACCTTCTATTTCACCTAGGTTATATTTTTCATAAATTTCTTTTACCTCTGGTGGTAAAAACTTTGGTCTTCGCATATCTTTAAATCGTTGATAAAAATTTCCTCCAACTTCTTTTAAAAAATCTCCTCTAGCTTGATTTGCTAAACTTTCTGGTGGTGTAAGATCCACACGTTTTTTAGTTCCTTCATACACATTTAAAAAATCATTTAACTTAACAACTTTATATAAACCTTGTTTAACTGTTGGTATTTTTTTATCGTTTATATAACTTTGTATACCTGAACTTGATTTTGAACCTATTAAATTAGCAATCTCTGGTATACTAAAATAACCATCAAAGTTTACACCTTTATCTTTTAATGTTTGTAATCTTTTATTAAAGTAATCTCCTTTTCTAACTTCAAGCATACCACTTCGAGTTACAGGTAAATCTAAATTACGTGCGAGTGCAGTTCTGTTATCTCTTTTACCAGGGTCCATTTCTTTTTTCTTAAGTCTATTTACTGCTTCTTCAATAAGAAGACGTTCCGTGATTTCATCCAAAGGATCAGGATCCCCTGGATCATCACCACGTTTAAGATTAAGATTATTTTTATCGTCAGAAGGAACAATTTCTTTTTTATCTTCATCTTCTTCTTTACTAAAAAATGTATCAGATAATCTTTTACCTAATGCAGTTCCACCAATAACTTCTGCTCCTTTACGAAGTAAGGGTCCTGCAAAAGGTCTGGCTGCTGCTACAGCTGTGGGTATAAAAGGTATTGCACCAACTGCAAGTTTAGCACGACCACCTTCATTAAAAGGTATACCATCTTCATCAAGACCTTTGATTAATCTTTTTAATTCTCTAATTAATTGTTTAGAATCTCTAGGGCCATCAACCCCTGTATATCTTCTATATAATAATCTTAATTGTGGAACGGATAGACCTGAAAAATCCATACCTCCATCTGAAAAATTTTCTCTTTCATAAGCATCAATCTGTTTTCTAATTTTATCTTTGTCTAACTGAAGTTGGTTATAGATTCCTG